GTGGGTCATTTCCTGACACGATACCCCTAGCAGAATCCCATACATACCAGTCTCCACTAAAGTCAGTACGTTTGATTAGAACGAATCTAGCCCCACCCGTGAAGCCACAGTTAATTGTCTGTGATGAGCCATTGCCTGTGTATGAGAATACTTTGCTTACACCAGCGCAGGTTGCAAATAAATAAGCTACATAGGTAGCTGCGCTAAGATTTACTCCACCTGATGTATTAACTGTGAAGACGCTACTTGTTGGAGTAGTGTTGTTCCAGAAAGTTGATGATGTTACTGCGGCATCGGGCTGGTTCAAATAAAAACCTTTGGTTGCCCCCAAAGCAGAACTATATACAACCCAGTCTCTTTCAGTCAAAGACCTTGTTTTAACAATCATTAACTCAGGCACTGCTTGTAAGTTATGCGTAACAGTCCTAGCACTTCCTGTCCCTGTATAGCAAACCTCATCAAAGAAGCTAGGGGCTCGGCGTAGGTCATAACTTATGTAAGAACTAAAATCACCAGTTATTCCTGTTTGTTGAAAATTAACATTGCTTGCAAAGTTTGTAGGGTAAGGCCCATCTTCTGCGGCTGTAGAGTTGGACTGTAAAGTACCTGTGCCTCTCAACCTGTCAAACCAATACCATTTGTCAGTTGCTGATTTTGAGCCGTAAAAAATCAAATCTATTGGAAAATTTGCTGTACTTGTAAGATTTCCACTAGAACTAAGAGTAACGGGAGCAAACACACTAGTGCCCGTACTTGGCACTTTCGTTGGGCCTCTACGAATGGCTATGTAGATGTAAGTGTCGCCACTAACATTGTATGAACTAACACTAAAACCAGTAGCGTTTGGATTTACTGTGTTAGTGTCTTCTGAGTCAGACCTATCTGCATACAAAGATAAAGCGGCATCATTAGCAGGAAATCCTCGCATATTGTCTTGTATAGCCCATGAAGAACCATACCCTCTTGCGCCTGAAGATGCATTTTTTACTAAAACCCATTGTGGTTCATAACCAAGAGATACAGTTTGAATAGTCCCATTACCTGTATAAGTTCCACACGAAATCACATTGTCTGTACCAGTTAGGCCAAAGCCTCCTGCGTCATGGGCAAAGATATACGCCACATAAGTGCCACCAGAAGCGTTAACAGTTGCATCCGTACCAAGACTAAAAACTGTGCTTGTTGGAGTTGTGCTGTTCCATCTTGTTGTGCCAGTTGCTTTTGCGGCTGTGGTATTTAAAACAAGATATTCTGTGTTTGCTAATGAACGATGGTAGACCTGCCATGCGCCAGTTGTATCTGTACGCTTCACCATAATGCAAGCAGGAACAGAACCTAGTGAATGAGAAATAGTTGTGTTAGAACCCGTTCCTGTCCAAGTCACAACATCAAAGAACTTTGGTTGCTTGCGGAATGTCCATGAGGCAAAAGAATCGCCATTTTTGTTCGGTGAAGTAGTACCAGCACCAGACCCAAATGAAAATCCGTTGGTTTCAGGCTTGGCGTAATCTGTTCCTTTATCTTCTTGTGCCGCAGTTGATGCTGTGTTTAAAACTGCTGCGTTGCTATAAGAAAAATCACGGGCAGTATCAAACAGATAATGTGGCGTTGATGCTGTTGTTCTGTTTTTACACCACAACAAACCACCTTTAGTAGCTAAATCAATACCATTGTTGATTGATTGACCAGTAGTTGCGTTACCTGTGTAAAGATATGTGCTGAAACATGACTCTATATAGTTTGGCTCGGCAACAACTCCTCCTCCGAAACCATCGTAGGATGCAGCCCCACTCGTAGCTTGTAACGGCATTGTTATTCCTTATATTTACAGTTATCAAAGTGCCAACGCTTTGCAACATTGACAGCGATAGCTTTTTGGCAATGAGGACAATCAACTTTAGGTTTTGGCAAACCCTTTCGCCATGCACTCATTTTAGCTTTTGCTTCTTCAGATTGCTTACGCCCTTTCATTGGGCTAGGGCGACCTAATAATGCTTCAGAAGTCTTACGCTTTGTTTCTTCAGATGGTCTATAAGTTGTAGTCAATCTGGCTTTGGCAATGTTTGCTCGACCTTCTTTAGACTTAGGTTTAGACATTGCTTGACGATGTTCTTCTGTGAAAATACGACCAGCAAACAACTCACGCATCATTTGCTTGTGTTCTTCAGTATGCTTATAACCTTTAGCACCATCACCACCATCTGTCATGTTGGTCAATGGTATGCCAATATCACGCATTTCAGCAATTAACAAACACTCAAAATCAATAGCCTGTGCATCTGAAACATTTTCTTCAACTTTGGTAATGATTGGCTTCATACCAAGTGACATAAGTTTACGAATCTTATTTAACTTCTTTGACTTGCGCTTGGTGTAATACTTAGCCTCATCCAAATGAAACTCGCAACGCTTTCCATGCCCCTTACCAACGTAAAAGGGCATCCCATTTCTAGGGTCAGTAAGCGTGTAAACGTAAGCGGTGTTCATTAGGCTTTGAATTGAGTTACAGAAGCAAGAATTGTAAAGGTTGCACTTCCAGTTTTCAGTAAAAGAAATCGATAGCTATCGATGCCACTAGCGTTACCCGCAGTAGGAGCGCCTCCAAGCCAAACAGTAGTGACTCCAGAGGTTGTACCGTCAACCTGCACAGCAGAGTTGTAATAGGCCGTAGCGCCTTGAGTGACCAAGAAAGCCACGGTCATGGACTGGCCTGTAGACATCAATGTGTCCAACGATGTACCGCTAGAGCCTCGGAAGTTCACTGTCCAGTTGGCACTTGCGTTGCTGGTGTAGTACAGCACCGACTGAGTTGTGATGTCGTAAGCAATCGTTCCAGTGGCTGCTGTGGCAGAGACTGTGGCGACTTCTGCTGCATCGTTCAGGATGATGGCTTGTGTTGAAGATGTGCCACTGAATGTCTTAGTGCCTGTAAAGGTCTGAGCGCCAGCAAGGGTTGCGTCACCAGTACCAGAACCAATCGCTGTGCGGAAGTCTGACGCACCCAAAGCCGACACAGAGTTGTCTGCGTTAAACCGTGGGAATGTAACTGCACTAGGATTGGTCACCGTGAACAAGTTGCCACCCAAGGTGGTAGCACCTAGGTTAGTACGTGCTGCTCCGGCTGTTGCTGCCCCTGTACCGCCCTTGTTCAGCTTAAGTACTGGACCAACATCAAACAAACCATCAATAGAGTCCAGATCGTTATTGATCTTGGTTCCCCAAGTGTCAGTAGATGCGCCAACTTCAGGCTTAACTAAGCCTAGGTTGGTGGTGTTTGTATCGGCCATGAGTTACCCCTTAATTGTTTAAACAGACACTGTTGTCCAGATTTCAGACACATCAGGCTCTGTTTCCCATTTCTTCCTAGCATTGATCACAACGCTAGAAACATCAATGATGATGACTTCACCTGGACGTTTACGGTTGTATTGAATGGTCAAGTTACTTACTCCAACCATGTCAACATTGCCAACAGCATCCAAACCGCCAGCTACCGTTATTTCAGAATTACTTATGATTGATAACGATGTGTTCGATATCTTTACCGCATCTACAGAGACTGAGCTAGTTGAGAAAATCTCAAACTGAGCATCTTTAATCTTGTCTCCAGCAATGACTACAGTGGACTCGTCTACTATTGCAAGCGCACCTAAGTACGCCCCAAAGGAGTAGTCCCCTCCACCGTAATCACCACGCCCGTAAGCAGCCATATCAGCTCAATGTGATAGACAGGCTGTTTGCCGGTATGCGGAAGATGTCGCCATCGTTAATTGCTTTTGCGGTGGTCAATGGAGCCCATGCAAGCATGTTGCCGCCAGTAGATGCATCAAAGATTGCTGCCCAACCAATTGTTCCCCAATCGCCGCCAGAAGCTGCGCCGAACTCAATGGCCGCTGCGTTAGTAAAGGTTGTTGCTGTGCCGCTACCAGAAATAGTTCCTGCGGATACACGAGTGTAGCCACTGCCTGTTACTTCTGTGCCACCACCAGAATCGCTAGGAGCAGCCGTAAACAGGCCAACAAACCAAGCTGTTGGACGAGTGACCGAACCAGTGTTGAACAAATAAGTCAACGCTAGGTTCTCTGTGTAATTTGTAAAAGATGACATTTATTACCCCAATGATCGGGCACGGACAATAGGAGTTGAAGAAACAGAAGCCCTTTGATCTGCTACTTCAATGTCGCCCAATGAGTTGGCATATAACTGCCCCCAAGTGGCTACACGTTCATCGTCTTTCAGGTACGGTGTAGCTTCTAACAAAGCTCCGTACAAGTACAAGTCTGGGGCGTAAAGCAATAGCCAGTTGCTTGTGTTTGAATCACTCAGCGCAGGAATCTTAGCATAATACGTAAGCTCTGCGGAATATGTTGTGTCTGGAGAAGGGATGAACTCTAGCTGGCTACCTGTAATTGTGTAGTACAGCGGTTGACCAGGAGCCATAAAGCTTGAGGCTTTGAGTTCGTCTCCTTGAGCCTCAGTTACAAACTTCAATCTGATAATGGGATTGGTGTTTAGCTGAAACTCTTTTGCTTGAACCCAATCAGCAGGATATGCAAAGAAGGACGTTTCAATTTGTCCTTCCGCTCGTTTGATCATTTGACGAACACGCACTTTACGGTTGAACTTGGCCTCTGCAAGAGCAATAAAACTAGGAATGACCGCAGTCAGGTCATCCCGGTTTAGGTAATCTGCTATGGTTGATTTCAACCCTGCGTATGTGTCAAGTGCCATTTTCTACATCCCTACACGCTATTGTGTGTTCATGTTTGAATTCAAACGAACCAATGTGGTGAACCTCTTTTGAGAGATCTTGGTCAATATACGTTTTTGTGCCGTTTTCAGCGGCTCTGCGACAAAACCAGACATCTTCACCCATGTAGTCTTGTGCGTTTGGAACCCAAGGGATAGCAAACCAAGGATAT